CCTTCCCCTGCATTAGTTTGCAGGAGCCCACCTGGCCTTCAGTCGAAGGGACCAGGGCCTATCCGTCGTAGCTAAGTGGTCAGCCTGTGGGGACTCAACCCCAATCAGTCTGAGACACTTGTGCAGTGCGCTTACCCCATTAAGGGGATCGCGCCGCCGACGCGTGGATGTGATGAAGCCCCGTTCTTCAAAACGGTGCAACAACTTATTCCAACGCCGGTGCGTAGAGGAGTTGCTGAAATTCCTCCACGACAGCAGTCGGCTCGCCTCCGTCCCAAACGGAAGAGGACCTAGGTGGTTTTCCACCTGAGCCCTCATCCATCGGGCCGTTGACCACATACCTTTGTGGTACATCTGGTTGGCCGAAGCCACCCAGGAGACAACCGACTCTACAACGGAGGGATCAAGGTCAAAGCGAACATAGACCGGAGTAATTTCCTGTCCATTGTAAGCATCAACCCCACAAGACTCCCGGAACTTTCCGTTCCAAAAAGACTTGTGTCGGTTAACCTTGAAGCCAATGGCCTCAAGATACCCGATGATCCCAGGTGTCTCATCTTTAGGAACGAGTAAATCGTCCCCAAAGACGTAGACGTCTCGAGCGTACTTCCGTACACTGTTGACGTCCGCGGAGACCCCACGCGCTACTATCCTAGCAGAGACAATGGCGATAAAGAACGCCAAAGCCTCTACAGGGAAACATAGCGCTGAGCCCATCGACGCAAACTTCCTTAGGACAACGACACGTCCGTCCGGAAGCTTGGCCCGCGTCGAGCGACATGCCATTATGGCATCCAAAAGTTGAGGATGCATAGCAAACATGCGTTCGACGTGGGACACGGAGACCCTATCCGAAGCTTCCTTCATATCGATCGTCGAGAGACGACCGGTTACGGAGGATTCCAAGGCTAGCCTCTGATTCACCGTTTGATCGGTGAAGTTGACACGGCCACCAGTAATTGATGACCGTTCAATTAGAGGCACGAGCCATCGCATGATCCCCTGCTGTATGTATTGATTATACGCAGGTTCAATCGCGATGACTCGCGGAGTCTTCATCGTCTTAGGAACGAAAACGACCTTAACGGGAAGTTCGTCGTTCTCGCTTAGGAGAGTTGTCGAAACGTCTGTATCACTGTAGTAGTGATATTCCGTAGGGAAAGCGTGGTACCCGTGAGGGAATACACGCTCCAGACGTTCGGACCAGGTTCGGAAGTTCCAACGACCGTTGGTTGTCAGTCCTTCCGCTGTCGCTCCCGGTCCGTGCTGGCCCTTGATGCGAGACGGGCAAAACCCGTATCGATCTTGAGCCAAAATCGAAGTGAGGACAATCGCAGAAACTCTGCGAAAAATCTCACAATCGACATCATCGACAATCTCCTTCTCACACTCGATGTATCCAGATAGTGCGGCCGACTGTCTCTTCTCAGAAGCAATCGCCCACACTTTCTTCCGCACCAGTAAAAACTGGCGTAGAAGATAGACAACGTCTGGATCTACATCGGGCCTAAGGTATCCACGCGCATCGAACACAAGGTTCAGGAACCCTCCGAGGAATCGGGGGTAACCTGGCGATGATTTGGCCCAGCTTGGGCCAGACCAATCATCGTTGACCACGTGTCCTCTGTCCAAAGCCCGTTCAAGGCTCTGGCAGAATGCTGGGAGAGCGATAGTTATAAAGCTATCGCCTTCCTTCGCATGACGCGTCACAAGCGTGTGAATATCACGCTTGGTATCGACACCCAACTGCCTACCGCACTCGAGCAGTAGGATCCTAGAGAGTTCTACAAAGCTTTTCATAGCACCTCCTTGGTTATTTGGGAGGGAGCTATCTAGGGCTTACAGACCCTCAGGGTACCACTGCTCTCGCTGCTGTGTCAAGTCTCGCCGGCGACAATCTTCGTGAGAAGACCCGACGTGTCGAGATAATTGACGAAGTCAGCAGCGAGATTCGTCACCTCCGCGTCAGTGTATCCGACGGCCGGCATGTCGATGTAGAACACATACGACGAGCTGACCTGGATGTTATTGACGTTGGAGAGCGGATCCTCCACGAACTTCCTGTGGTTGAACCGAATCTGCCGACGGCGCCTAGTGGCACCTTCGGTAGATGTGACGAGGACCTCGAACTCCGTGGAATCCGCCGTGAGGCGATACGCGCTCCCCGAAGGGGGAGACGGCATCGTCCGCGGCAGATTACGGGACGAGGACTGCAGGGTGATGGTCTGTGGGTCGGCAAGCATCGAGACACTCCAGGTTTGTTTTCAACCCCAGCGTTGAATCGCTAGGGCAGCAAGTATCGACTTCTGACGGAGATTCAATCCGTCATAAGTGATACCGAAGCCAAACGGGAACCCAATAACGCGTGACTTCTGCGTGTTATTCCTCACGATCGACGTAGTAGTGTGGCCTGCTGAATACGCAGGTGCACTAGTACGATCGGCCCATGAGGTCTCTACCGTCTCGATCGTTTCCGACTCAACGGTACGCATGACATACGCGTACTGGGCGACCGTATTGTCCACGGCGTTGGAAGACATGTTAGAAAACACGTCTCCAACGTTCGTGAACCAATCGATCAGCCACGACCACGGCATAACCTCCCAAATGAGCGAAGGAGTTACCTCCAGCCCAAAAAGAGCACGCCGCGCCCGTCTATCCCACTCAAGCGTCCCGATGTCAGGGACATAATATCGGAATCTGCCTTCGAACCACACTTTCTCCCTGGTCTTCGTGATGACCCTCCTGGTGGAGGAACCAGCACTGAGATTAAGGATAGGTGTGACCCAGAGATAGCCGAAAGGCTTACTCTGGGAGAAGAGTAGCTCCGATACTTGAGTTTCGTCCTTCAAGACTCGCTCGCGCTTCAGACTACGCCCGTTGTCACGGCGTAGTTGAGCAATCCGCCGGTCAATGGTGTGCGTAAGGTCATACATCTTACGCAAATCATTAACAAGAGGAGCCCACCCGAATTGCCAAGACAGGTAATGTCCTGACAGCTTCCGGGCGGAATCCACAGCGGCCAAAGCGCGACGGGGAATGTCACGAAAGCTGCCCTTGAATATACTCCAAGGAACAAGTTTCTTGACATCCCTGAGTTCGGCTAGGAATTGTCCTGCAGAAGCTACAGGATTTCCAGGCCGAGCTCGCGAGTAACCGACAGCTCCTAGCGGTTCTAGGTATGCCTTTTCATCGGCATAGTCTAGGGCTGCTAGCTGTGCGCGCGGTGAAGCGTCGCACGTAGCTGGTGCTGTGACACCCCCAAAGGTGAGCACGTTGAAAGAAGTAACGGGAACAACTCCAGGGTAGGTGCGGACGGTGTTGTGGTGGACAAAAAATCCACTA